CAAAAATAGCTAAACAATTCTATGAGTATGCTGTAGATCAAATAGAAAAATACCTAGGTGAAGATTTAGACGATTTCTCATACAATGAGGCTCAATGGTATTCCCACTTACCAGCACAGAAGCAGAGAGCCATTGACCCCATAAGGCTGTATTACCAGAAAGCACCACTATTTGAAGTGACATATACATCTCAAGAAAAAGCAAGAATACTGACAGAGCATTATGAAGCAATAGTTAAGGCAGAATTACAGCCTATAGATGGTAAACCCAGAATGGTTTGTTCAATACCACAGAGAATTAAATACACTATGGGACCAATAACTTGGCAACTAGAGGAAATAGCAGCACACAAACTACCAGGTTATTGCGGAGGCAAGAACTTGACAGAGATGGCAGAGGATATAAATCGATATCTTGCCATGGGATTTACCAAAGTAGTGGAAGGTGATGGATCTGCATTTGATAATTCACAAGACATAGCATTGAAAGCAGTAGACAGATATATATATAGGAGAGTTGCAGACAAGGTATATCATGTGCCAAAAGAAGATTTTATGAAATACTCTCAACTCCACTACAAGACAATGGATGTAAAGTATCATGTCAACGGAAAACCCAAAACATACCTTACATACAAAGTGCTAGGAACTGTATTTTCCGGGGACTGTGATACAACATTAGCAAATACTATACGTATGGCACTCTACAACAAGTTTGCTAATGATATGTCCGGATTGGTGTATGGTCAAGATTATGTGTTGTTTTCAAAAGGAGATGATTTTTCAGTACTTTACAACGAAACAATACCTGATGATTTTATCAAATCCATATACCAAACCTATTTCCTTACTAAACCAACAGGCAAATATGAAGATATTGATGATCGACAAGGAGGATTAGGACAAATATGCAAATTCTTGGAAATAGGTGGACCCAATTCCTTCAAATTCTGTAGTCTTCGAGCATGGTATGTAGATCCTACAACTACAGAACGAATAACACTCACACGTGACCCAAAGAAATTGTTTACTTTATCCAAATACGCAATCAAGACAAAGAACTACACTGCAAAACAGCGTGTGAAATATTTAATAGATCAAGCAATAAGTTATGAAATCAATTATCCAGATATAGAAGTATTTATGATCATGGCATATGCATG